ATTGACTTCGATTTTCCAGAAACTATTAGCCAAACGACCCACTTGACAAGTCAACCGACCTATGATACACTTCTTTTAGTGGCAATCAAGTCACTTCGAAAGTGAGGACAGCATGAAGACAGAGACATTCAAGGGCACCGTTGAATCGGCTTATGGCAAGGTTTTGCCTTCGGTTGTGAACTTCAGTGGCGAATTTCAGGCAGTCGAAAAGGTCGACGAAATCCCAGACGACGAAAAACTTGGACCGGCGGATATTCTGCAAGTCGTAAACGCAAAGCGCAAAGCGGCAGCGCGCGCAAAGGCCACAACTGAGGCTCTGCAAGCGGCCGGAATCGAGAAGCCGGATACTAGTTCTGCTGATTACATTCTCGATAGTATGGCTAAGAGTTTGGTCAAAATGCACGGTATTGCTTACGCGGATGCTTACAAGTTGGTTAAGGCTCAGAGTGACGCAGCTGCTTCGTTGAAGGGATAATATCAGAAGTTAGAGCGCGCGGTTAGACAAGAAAAAGGCCGGTTCTGGAGAATTTAACCCAGACCGGCCTTTTGATATTTTAGTGCGCGACTGAGAATGCTAAATCGCTACGAAATGCGCGCACTAATTCTACTCGATTCTCATTCTGTCTCGTTTCGCGAGTCTTACATGGCTCGAACGAATGACCGGCTAGGAATACACGACGCGCGCCACAATACTGGCAATGCTCTCGCGTGGCATCTTGGGTAGCATCACAGATGGGACATTCAATGATTTTCATTAGTCCCCCATAATACTAATTACATAGTTAGTGGAATCAGGAACTAAAACTGTGGGATAGCATCTGACATCGTTTACTTTGTAAAGACTAATTTTCGTCGGGCAATCTTCGTTACCTTCCAAAATTGCTGCTTCAAATAGAGGTAAATCTAATCCTTTCAAATGTGTCTCTCTCAGCCACTGCAAATCTTCCTTGGAACTGATAAATGTTTCTTTCATTGCTGCACCTCGCATTCGCGCTTGATTGCGCTGGAAGTATTCTCTGATATCGGACAAAGCATGTCAGGGGCATTCAGTGAGTTTCATAATACCTCTGAATGAACAATGAACGAGAAATCGTCAGTCTCATTAATAGCAAGAAACTTAATGACAGCTTCCCATTTGGTAAACGATGCAGAACGCCAGCCGAATCCATCGTTAGTCCATTTAATGACTACGTGATATCCACTAAATGTATTCTTCGATGGTTCAACTATGAATCGTATCTGTTTCATAATTACTCCGGTTGATGCGTGAAGACAGGAATCATCTTCACTTGGTATGCGGGATGCAATCTGCAAAATGCCTGCGCGGTCAGAAATGTCGTAAATGCGCAATGCACGTATCCTGCATCCGTCTGAACAATCCAAATATGCGTCATGCGTGTCTCCTGTGAAAGCTGCGTTTCACTGAGCATATCATTGAGAAATGCAATGTCAATAGTAAATACATAAAATGTTTATAAAAAATATATTAAATGATTATAAACCGGTCATTACTCTGACCCCCCTACCATGCATCCAGGAAGGTACCATCAGAGCGAATCCAAGGGCGAATATTGACCGATCTCTATTTGCAAATCTAGATGTGTGAATATATTTAAGGTACCATATAATAGGTTCTACATAGTATAGTTAATATTAGTTGTTGAACCAAGTGTTCATCTTCCATCGATTTTACTTGACATTTTGAAGCAAAGCGAGTAGGATAGCTCAGTTGGGCGGGAGCCTCTTCGCTGAACATCACTAAACGGGATTTAATATACAAGATAGTTATATAACTAGGTGCAGATCATGCCATTAGGTATAGTTAATGATTCTGACTTCAATCGCGAGTTAGTTAAGTTAGGTATTATTAATGATGAACCGAACGGACAAGTCATTGATATAGTGCGCGGTCGCGGCGCTGCGCGCGAAATTCCTGTTAGCATCAGAGAAATCATAGCCGAAGAAGCGATTAATAAAGCTGGTACGGGATCAGAAATAGCACGCACATTCGGAGTAAGTCCTTCCTCAGTAAGCGCATATAAGCATGGCGCGACTAGCACCGCAAGTTATAACTCGCCCGATAATGACCTGCAAGATCATACTAATCGCATAAAAGAAAAGATAACTGGTAGAGCGCGATCACGACTAATGATGGCGCTCAAAGAAATTACACCAGATAAACTCGTAAGTGCTAAAGTGCGCGATCTGGCAGGCATAGCTAAAGATATGTCGGCTGTTGTAAAGAATATGGAACCAAATGGTCCATTGATTGATAACAGTACTAAAGTTGTGGTTTATCGGCCCCATATGCGCGAGGAAAGTGAATTCGAAGTTATTACTGTGAATGAATAATTTATGTTTACTTTTAATCCCCCATATGAAATAAAGCAATTATCAATTGAAGAATTTTTGGTAGGTATGTCTTCTTTAGGCACACCACAAGAAATTCAAATGGTAGGTTCATTTGCAAAAGCAGATGATGAATCAGTTAGAACAGCACATAGAGATGTGGATCTTCCATTACATCGTGATGGAATTTATACTAAAGCTATTGCTGATATGCAATAGGGTAAGTATGTGGAACGACCAAACGTAGACATAATTGGCATGTATTGTGTTCACTATGATCAACCTTGTTTTACTACTGTAAGTAGAGATGGACAAAATATTGATTTTAAAGTTGATCTTAAAGCTGGTGAAGCACTAATTATGGATAATTGTTGGTGGCATGGACGACATGGACCTATTGGTAAACGATTATTGATTCATTTTTGGGTAACTAAATCAGCAACTCCGATTCTATAGTATGCGCGCTTACTACGGCACGAAGTGCCGCGTACAGTTTGAACTACGAGTCAGGAATCGTAGATTCCCGCACGAGATTTACGACGGATCGCGCAGAGTCATTAGCAAGAAATGAACCCACAAACGAACGAATCATTATACTTCTGGTCATTATATCGACCTGATAAGACACCAGAATATCTTGAATCAGCTAATAAATCATACCGCGATAATCTAATCGATATTCTTTATCGCTATCGACCCTTTGATTCAATTCTCGAAATTGGATGTCATTGTGGGCCTAATTATGATCGACTTGCTTCAGCATTTGACCAAAGCATCGATTATACAGGATTAGATATTAATAAAGAAGTACTAGATGATTTCGCTACTCGTGCCAAGGGAATCAAATTAATTAACGTATCTATATTCGACATCGTCAATCCATCACCATCTTTCGATTTAGTATTCACATCTTCAGTTCTTTCACTATTCGCGCCAGACGATGTTGAGCGCGCGCTTGACACAATGATTAATCTTAGCTCGCGATTAGTAGTGATTCAAGAACCGAATAGCGAAAGACATAATGAAATCTTTCATCAATGGAATCATCCTTATCTCAAATTGCTAAGTCAGTACAAATCATTCGAATGGTCAGAAATAAATAATATCATAGTTGGTATTCATTACGAATGACATTTGGGCGTAGCATGGAATGGAAACCGTCTATAATTATTCATAAAGATAAGATTAAGATCGAACCTTTAACACAAGTCGAGAAAGAGATTCTAGAAAAAGCAAGAGCTGCAATAGCTAATCATGTTTTAGTTAAAAGTGCAGAAGAAGAAATCGATCGAATTCAATTGTTAATGTTGCGGGATTACCTAATTAAAAATCATGTCTAAGAATGGTAAAGTTATGCGTCAACCCCTATATGATATTGATAAGAATGCACGTAAAATGAATTTAGAATCTCTTGATGATACTCATTATTTGGCTAAGCAAGAACCAAAGCAATACACAGACATAGAAAAATTAAAAGTAGAGAATCACAGATTAAAGAAAATCATAGCACAGCAGAATGCACAAATCATTCAGCTTAGTCAGAAGTTAGAGAATATCGATTTATATAATGAACAGCAACGATTACTTACTGATTTAGGTTTGTCGAGTCCTGAAGAACTTAATCAGATTCGCTGAAGCGCGCGCCATATATCCTGTTTTGTAAGCAAAGCAAATAAAATGAATTCATTACAATTAGGACAACCAAGTAATTCAATCGATGCAGCAGCAATAGGTGTTCAGAATGGAACTGCATTCGCAATGCCTGCTGCTGCTTCATCGCTTACTTGGCAAGTAGTATTAGGCACTGCTCCTGTATCATTGACTGTATTACTACAAACAAGTAATGATAATAGCACTTGGAATACAACTGATACCAGTACAGCTACTACGGGTGAAATTCGAACGGTTAGCAGTTCAGCATTATTCGTGCGGGCAAGGGTTAGCGCAAATAGTGGTGGATCAACAGTTAGTGTAATTCTTGTTGCCAAACGAATTACAACTGGAGCATCGCTTCTTACATCATTAACAGATACTAATATTAGTTCTCCTAGTGACAATCAAGTTCTGACGTACAGTGCCGCGCAATCTAAATGGATTAATCAATCATTTAGTATTGATGGTCTAATTGTAGGTTCTACTCCTATTACTGGTGGTGCTACCACTCAAGTATTATTTAATGATGCGGGGGTGCTGGGGTGTGATGCGGGATTTGTCTACGACAAGACCGCAGATGTGGCAAGTTTTGGCGTCAACTACGCTGATATCGCCTCAACACAAAATCCGGGGATACGTGCGGGGTCAAATGTGGCTGGGCAAGGCGCGGCGATCTATCTGGGGTCTGATGACGCCAACACTGGTGCGCCAATCCTCTTTTTCTATTCGTCCAATGGCACTACGGCGGCTCCTACTGCAAGCACCGCTGGAAATCTGTTGGGGCTGATTACCGTAAAAGGTCGCACCAGCAATACTTTCGTGCAATCCTCCGCGTTGTCGTTCAGCGTATCAAGTGTCGTTGGCTCGGACATCTACGGCCAAATGGATGTACAAATCAGCGATGCCGCAGGCACGACGACGAGTTATCTCACAGCCAACGGCACAACGGGCACCGTGATCGCGGGTGTGCCTATTGTCCTTGGGAATGGATTAGCTCTCAAGACCGACACCACGACGGCGCATACAGCAGTTATTCAAGCATATGATGTAGATGGTGCAGCCTATTCAACATTTGCCACATTAACAAATGGTAATACTCCTGATTTCTCAATTATTCCTCCTTCTGGTGGAACAATTACTTTGCAGGCAACTACATACAAATCATCTGATGGTTCATCTGGTATTGCAGCATCAATAACTACTGGTGATTTGGTAGGTAAAACAGCGGTATTTAAGGATGGATTACTTGTTAGTTATGGTGCTTAATTTTATGCGTTGCTTTGTTTGCATCGTAATTCTTTTGTTGCTTTACGCGGTTAAAGCGAGCGCGCAATCATTAGTCAATGGACTAGTAGAAATTTCTAATCAGGGCGCGCCATCACCATTTACTTCTAATTCATTTACTATAACTCCAGCATCATGTAATCAGAATCCGGTATCTGCAGCAACATACAATCCTACAAGATTGCAATTCGATGATGTTACTAACGTCGGTAAAGTATGCATCTTTGATCAGGGTCCATTCCTTTTAGCATTGCCAGTTATACCAGGTAATTATACTTTAACAGTAACAGTAACAGATGATAGAGGATTAACTTCTCCCAGGAGCGCAGCGAGTAACCCTTTCGGACGCGCGCTTCCACCAATTGCACGTACGGGAGTCAGAGTTATCCCATAGGTTCTATTCAAGTATTACAAGTGCGAAATTCTCAGAAAGCACAAACAGAACAATTAATGCAAATGAATGGATGGTTTGAATTGTCAGCAATTTGGCGGCCTCCGAATTATGTATTAACTTTTAGATGTGGTATTTAATGATTAAGATGTTATTGGTTTTGTTTCTGATTCTATGCGCAAGCGAAGCGCGCGCGCAATCAAATGATGGCAAGCTAACTCATATCGCGATTGGTAGTTATATAGCAGCATCTGGTGCAGATTTGAGCACTACAATGTATGTTACAGGCGCGCGCTTAGGTCACGAAATTAATCCCGTATTCGCGCCATTCATAGATAAACCATTCGCGGCAGGAACATTTAAGATGGGGTTAGCTGCTGTAACTTCATATGCATTGCTAAGAATGCATGAGACTCATCCTAAATTAGCATTCTGGTTAAGTGTTGCCGGTTCAGTTACTTTAAATTCAATTGCAATTCATAATGGTAAACTTATCTAATGGCTAATATAACTTATCGAGTTCGTTTATCGGACAATCCACTATTGCCAGTCGCGCAGGATTTTACTTTTGAAATTTTGAGTTCGAGTGGTGGAGGTGGCAATGGTGGTAGTAATCCTCCACCAGCAGGACAGGATATGATTGATATGTCAACAGTGACAGTCAATTCATCTCCTACCGATATTGCTTCATGGCCTATTACTTTAGCGATTAAACAAATAACTATGCGCCCTTCTAACGGCGCACTTCCGGGGTTATCATTCCAATTTGACCGGACAGTACCAGATAATTGGAAATTCATGACCCAACCCCCACCATCATCCGATAACTTTCAATATACAGTATGGGCATTAGCATATTACAACGGTCATATTAGTGGCGCGGCCTTCATTCAAATGTGGCAAGGACGAATTAATACGGGCGCGCCCATTCTAACAGATTTTCATACTAATTGGGCTTACTCGTCGCGATGGGGCGATCTTAATCTCTACTTGCCTAAAATCGGTGATGCTATGGGATTCCTTGTATCCGCAGGTAATGGTAGAGATCAATCTGGCGTTACATCGGTTAGAGAACGAAGTAATGTGGTAGTTGTTACTTTGCCTGCTGGTGATAGCGGAAATTTTAGCTACTGATATGAAATGGTGGAATGATGTTCAATCGGTTCTTTTAGTTATAGCTGCAGTAGGAGCATTTGGTAAATTAATTATTGATGCTATTTATGGGGGAAGGAAATTAAATCAGATTGAACAGAGTCAAAATCGAATTGAATCAAAGCAGATGGATAATCAATCAGTTAATACAGTTAAGTTAGATAATATACATGAAGCTACTAATGGCGGATTAGCTGCATTGAGAAAAGAATTAGAGAGTGCGCGCTTAGAAATCTCAGAATTGAAAAAGCACATCGCGTTAGGAATTCTTCTCGTCGCATTTTCGACAAATGTAAGCGCGCAATCGACTAAGTTAGATCCCGACCTAGCATGGCATAATAATCAGCGAGCAGCAGATGTTATATCCTATCTTACTGTTTCTGCTAGCTTGGGTATCGATTTGTATAATTCTCTTAATCATAGCGAGAAAAAACGAGCACTAATTCGAATGGGAATTAAAGATGGATCAATTATCGGCATTTCAGAATTGGTCAAGAAAATTGTACACAGAACGCGACCTGATGAAAGCGATAATAAATCATTCTACAGCGAACATACAGCACTATCATTCTCTTGTTCAGGAAAATGTCTTTATTTCGGTTTTAGCACGGCATATCTTCGAACAGCGGCTAATAAGCACTACCTTACGGATGTATTAGTAGGTGGCTTGGTTGGTGCGGGAATTAATGCTGCTAGTGACAAATGGATCCAATAACTGCGGCATTGAATCTAGGCAGCAAAATTATCGATCTGATGATACTTTCGATTCAAAGTCAACCACCCGAAGTGCGCGCTGAATATGCTAAGATGCAATTAGAAGATATGAAGAAGTGGCGTGAATTCTTTACTGGATTGGGGATAAAATGATTGCTTTAGTTTTGACGTTGGCGATTATTGGATTCATCGTTTACTTAATCATAACTTATATTCCAATGCCACAGATATTCAAAACTGGAATATTGGTTGTGATTGCTATCTGTGTAATTCTTTATCTTTTGCAGGTATTTGGAGTTGGTGATATTCCAATTCCGAGGGCGAGATGAAATTCAAATTCGAAATTAATTCACTCGAAGAATTCATTAAATTTTGTGTGTTTATTCGTCAGCTAAGTGATGAGGAGGTAGGAAAGCAAATTGCTAGTCTGGAAGAAGGTCGTCAAATTCTTGAAAATGCTGTTAATAATGCTAAGGAGAAAAAAGATGTCAAGTGAAACCGATGCTCTTGCTGCTGAAGTTACTAAAGTTCGAGGAACTATCGCATCTGCTGTTGCTGTAATTAATGGAATTACAGCTAAGATTCAGGCCGCGGTTGACGCTGCATTGGCAGATTCTAATGCTACTGCTGCTAGTGTCGCGGCTGCTGTTACTGCATCTGTTAATGAGATTGATGCAGCTAATAATGAATTGGCTACTGCGGTGGCTGCTAATTCATAATTTATGATTGAATGGAGTGGAACTAATAATTTCACTCCATCAAACTAAAAAATGGAATGGAGACCTATTAGTAAGGCGCAGGAAAGATTTCTGGCATTACCAGACACTTTAAGAGAAGCTATGTTCGGTGGTAGTGCTGGCCCAGGTAAGTCAGAATGTTTAATGATGCTTCCTATTGTACGTGAATTCATACGATATCCAAGATTTAAAGCACTCTTTACTCGAAGAACATATGGTGAACTAAAAGCAGAAATTATTCCCCGTAGTAGGGAATTATATCGCGCGTTCGGTGGAGAATTTAATAAAGCAGATTTACTTTGGGAATTTACTAAAGCCAGCGGAATGAATCATAGTAAATCTCCCCAAGGTGCAGGTGCGTTAATATTTTTCGGTCATATTGAGCACGAAGATTCCGTGCATAAATATGACTCAATGGAAATCAATTTATTTTTGCCCGATGAAATACAAACACTGACGGAGTGGATGTACATTTATATTGGTTTTTCTCGTGTTAGATCATCATCTCCTGATTTACCCGCATTAATCCGTGGTGCCGGTATGCCTGGTGATATTGGTCATTCATGGGTAAAGAAAAGATTCATTGATCCCGCGCCTCGTGGTAGCAAGATTATCCATGGAAAAGCGGGAAATAAACGAATTTTTATATTTTCAACCCTTGCTGATAATCCTAAAGTTAATCAAGAATATGCAACGGGATTGGAAGTTCTTCCTGAAGCCGAAAAAAGAGCTAAAAAATATGGGGATTGGTCGGCTTACGAAGGCCAGGTGTTTGAAGAATTTAGAGACAGACATTACGCGGATGAGATTGGAGAATATCCCAATGCAATCCATGTAATTCCAAAATTCGATATTCCTGATTGGTGGCCTAAGATCTATGTAATTGATTGGGGATTCCATGCTATGACTTGGGTTGGTTGTGGTGCAATATCGCCAACTAAACGAGTCTATATTTATAGAGAAATGGCATGGAAGAAAACCAAGATAGAAGATTGGGCACCATATGTTAAAGAATTAGTAGAAAGAGAAAATCCACGCGCGATTAAAGTATGTAAATCTGCTGGACAGGATCGCGGTCAAGAACATACTATTCAACAGCAAATTGATGATGCGTTGGGCCGAAGCGTAGAATTAACTAATAATTCTCCTGGTTCGCGCGTTGCGGGTAAGATTCTTCTTCATGAATATCTTAGATGGAAACCAAAGTATGTTCCTGTTCATGAGCAGGAGATATACGATGAAGAAGTTGCGATGTGGAATCTTAGGAATTACGGCGAGACTGGTTATCGAAATTATCTGATGAAGTTTCAAAAATCAGTGGAAGAAGATAATTTACCGAGACTTCAAATATTCGAAGAATGTCAGCTTCTAATTAATGCTATCAAAGCCTGCACATATGAGAAATCAGGTGCAGACGGAGTGAAAAAAGAAGATGTTGCAGAATTTGATGGCGATGATCCTTATGATGGTATTCGTTACATGTTGGATGAATGTGACAGATACTTTAACGAAAGCACAAGTGAATTCGAAAAACTACAAGCGCACGAAAAGATAATTAAAGAATTCGAAGCGAATCAAGATTATAATTTCTTGTTTAGAAAAGCGCAAGCATTAGAAGCTCTTGATCGAGCGCGCGTTCGACCAATCGCAAGATATAAGCATAGGTCAAATTATGCTTAAAAAGT